GTGCAGAACCAAAGGCCCGCATAAACTTAGCAACAGAACCTAACAGGGCTTTGCCAAAATCGTCGAAGCTAGTAATTTGCCCGCTCAGTATTCCGCCAATCATGTCGCCGAATGCTTCTACGCCCTCGGCTGTCATGCTGTTAAAAGCATTATTAATAGCGCCCGCTGCCTCTGTCATTCTCTGTTCGTAGTCGCTCATTATAGCAATCTGCTCGCCAGTGGCTTGCTTTAAGACTGGGGCATATTGTTGCATTGGGCCAGTGACTGCGGCAAAGGCCTCAATAGTTGGAGCGCCTGCACCAAACTGCGGAGCGCCTAATGTACGCGCAGCAGCTTGGTTTGTTTGTGCTTCTGTTAAACCTTCAACCGCCTTGGTCTGTTCTTTTACTGCAGTAGTGGCCTTGCTCACTGGCGTAAGGCTTAAGCCTTGGGCGTTACTCATGGCAATAATAGCGTCAATTTGCGACTGAATTTTAGCCGCGTTTTGTTCTGCTATTGTACCTACATTCTTTTGGCTTTCTATAAACTTTTGTACTTGCGCAGGACTTGCCCCGCTTGCATAGAGTCTATTTATTTCGGCTTGCGTAGAAAGTTGAGCCTGCTGTTTGCCTAGTTCGTATTCCAGCATTTTGGCGCTCAGTTCTTGCAACTTTGCAAACGCGGCTTTTGCTTTTGCCTGCTTATAGATTTCGTTTGTTAAGTTGGTAGTCGCAGTTTTTAACTCTTCGCTGCCAACTTTGTCTAGGCTTTGGTTGGCTAAAAAGTCTGGGTAAATTTTCTGTATTTCGGCTAGCGCATTTTTACGCTCTACCATACTAGCGTTATGGTTATTAACTACGGCCAACAAACCGCTTACGCTTTTGACTTCTTCTTCAAAGTTCTTTTGCGTTTCGCTATTTATTTCGTTAAATAACTTTTGCTGCTCTGCGGCTTTTTTTATTTTGTCCTGGTAGTTGCCAACTGCAACAACTATAGCGGCTAATGCAGTAGCGGCTAATGCCCAAGGCGCTGCAGCCATTGCTAAATTTAATGCCCTTTGTACCCCGGTGGCTGTACCTACTGCAGTAGCGTAAGCTGTTTGCGCTGCCGTTAACACCGTGGTGCGTAAAGCAAGTAAGCCCTGCATTGCTGCGCTTTCTTCTTGCAGCAAATTTTGTATTTCTTGCAACCCAGTCACTAGAGCCATGGCGGCTTGTAGCTTAACCATTGTTTTCTGTAGGTTCTCGCTTTCAACCCCCATCAATGCAGTAGCACCTTCTACTACTTGATAAGCCCCGCCAATGGCTTGGACCGTTCCTATTACCGCATCGAGCCTTCTAGTGTCACTGGCAAAATATCCAACCTCAGCCCGTGCATCTCCAATGCTATCCTTAATTCTACCCGCTTGCTGTATAATTTGATTTGCAACCCCGGCAAACTCAGGACCCAAAGCCCTGGCCTCCATGGCTAAGTTGGTCAACTGCCTAACAGTTCCCGCTGTCGGGTTCTTGGTAGCAATAGACGCAAGGCGATCCTGTATGCTTTTGGCGGTTTCTGCGGCCGCCTCGCTCATCTTCTTGCCGCTCGACTGTACTACACTGACGGCATCGTTAAAACCTTTCTGCAGCTTTTCAATGTCTGCGCCGATAACTATGTTTAAAGACCTTGCCATTATAGTTCGATTTTATACCCGTCCTCTAACAAAATGTAACTGCTATCTTCTAGCAGCATGAAATTCACTGTGATTGGTGCAACGTAAATGTAATTAATTATAAAATCCTGAGAGACTTGGTAAATGCCAGCAAAGCCCGCTTCGTCATCTGTCAAATGTACCTCGCTGTCAATCTCTACAGCCTGGCACAAAGCACCGTTAAAAATATCGGGATATGTTGCAGCTTCAAACGCCGCCCTAACTTGTGCAGCCACATCAATGGCATCGCTGAAAGTCGCACCAAAACTATTAACCTGCACCCTCGCAAAATCTGTACGGCTGTGGCTTGTGTTGGTGGGCGATGCAATAACGCTGACAAGGTTGTAACTGATTGCAGGAAATGCAGACTCTTGCGGGATTCGTAACGGGTTTATCCTTGTGCTAACTAACGCCGTGAGCGCTGAGTAATTGCTGAGGATGTTGTAGGCTATTTTAATGGGGGCGCTCATGCTATCGCGTCTGGTGTAAGTTTATCAAAGACATGCGAATATAACTTAACTGCTTCGTGTATTGATATAAACTCGGGCTCCTCCCATGGAAAAGTTAACAAGCGTTTCGGCTCGATGGGCTTTTTTAGGTGTGGTGCCATGGTTGTGGCAACGGCCCAGCGTGTAATTTCCCACTGATTGCGATAAGCTTGCGTCTGTGCCTCACGCATTCCCTCAAGTTTTAAGCGCCAATAACGCGGGGTGCATTTCCAAAATTGCGCCTCAGTCAAACCTAACTCCCCATAACTGATGCGCTCAACTTTACGCCAAGTTAACGGTGCGCTGTCGCCCTTGGCTTTTACTTTCCCTCGGGTTCGTCGGTTGCGAAAAAGTCTGTAACGGCTTGTGTAAAAGCGTCAAGTGCTGGCGATAGTTCGCTAAACTTTGTAATGGCTGCGCCTAGTTTTTGAACAGATGCGAATGGTGTCTTTTCGCCCTGGGCTTCGTAGCCCTCAACGATTCCGTAAAATGCGCAGGCTAGCGCAAAGTCCATAGATTTAGCCAGGTCCTTTTGCATGTTTAGATCTGCAAAGGATTCCATGCCTGCAAGCTGCATCACATTGCGCAGCGAATTCATGTTAAACAAAAGGGGGTGACTAGCACCCCCTATTTTAATTTCTGTGCTCATGGCACAAATATAATAGTATTAAGCAACTGTGCCAATAGTCAAAGCGCCAGTACCTTGCAATGTGCCGGTGAAAGTTGCTTTGTCGTTATTGGGTGCGCTCAATGACAAGCTGCTAAAGAAAGCAGCGCCAGTTAATTTTTGGTCGCCTGTGCTGTTTGTGGTCATTACAACAGTTACAGAAGTGCCAGCCAAAAGGTCGGTTAAAATGTCTTTGAATGATTGCCCGCTAGCGCTTACGCTTGCATCTTCTTCAAAGATACCTTCGACGTTCAACGTGTAGCCATACTCGCCAGCGATAAACTCTTTAGCGCCTGCGCTGTCCTTGTTGGTAACGTCGATCATGTCCTTAGAAATGTCGATAGAGTGAGAAGTCGCGTTAGCGATTTTGGTCAATGTGCCTGCTACATCTTTATAGATGCTTATCAGGGTGCCGTTTACTGGTCCAGTAGTTGCCATGGTTATTTGTATATTAAGTTATTTTTCTTTGCTAGGTCGGCTAGGATTCCATCCACGCCTTTTAAAATTTCTTCGGTTACTGCGTTTGCGTTTTGATCTAGTGCCGGGCGCATGAATGGATGCGGCGTTAAACTGCCTGTATAGCGTCCGTTCTTTTGAATCCTTGGCGCTGTGCCATATTCAAACATAACACCCAGGTAAGCGTTGTAGTATTCACGACGCAAACCAATGAGCGCCTTGTCCAAGTTGGTGCTGTCCTTGCTTGTAATGAATCCAATAGAATCGCGAAGGTCGCCCGTGTTAACGGGTGCCAAAGTGCGGGCTGTGTTAATAATGCGCTGGCTGCTTTGGCGAATAACTTTTTGCAGCTTAGGGGTTTTTATATTTTTACCCATAGCCTGCAAGGAATTAATTACCTCAGCCATTCCAGTTATATTAGTTTCAGCCATTACAGTGTTACCTCAGTTTGTAGTTTCAAATATAAATTGCGCTGTAGGTTGGCAATGTTAACAATGTTGTGCGCTATGCCATTCTCAACAACGCGATGCTTTACGCTTATGTCACCGTTATAACGCACTGTGTAATTAACAATTTGTTTGTGTTCGCGTCTGTCGGCGTTCACGTTTTCGTTACCGCTTTCAGCTTCTACACGCTGCGCCCAGGCGGTTGCGTATTCGGTCCACGTTTGCAGTTTCTCCCCGGTGTTTGCGTCTGTTGTTTCGGTGTAGCTTTGCAAGCTCACCAGCACATCCATTAATCCTGCATTCATTAGATCATGATTTGGATTTTGTACGGGTCCAAAAGGTAATGGAAACCTAAACTCATTTCTGTTTGAATGGTTCCCGTTACAATGGCCTGTCTGTTATCGTAGTATTGAGCCAACAATAAAAGGGCCGCGTGCTTAATAGTTGCAGGAAAAATTGTATCGGGGTCAACCGATGCCGTGCCAACCGGGTTAAACCCTTCTGTGATCTCAACAATGTACTTAATTGTATCGTCAGTTATAGAGCTTGGCGCATCTTCAAAGAAGATATTGCGGCTGTAACTGCCCATCGGATCAGGGGAAACCAACCACGAGGCTGAATCAAATGCAATAACGGCTTGTGAATCGTTTACATAACTTACAGAAACCACAGACAAACAACGCGTGTTTAAGCGCAGATAATTTCCCGAAGGTATGTTTGTACCATTGATGGGGTTTACCATCGCAGGAGAGCCTGTATATGCGTCAAAACCATACTTAGCAGTTCCTTTGCGTATAGAATACCCAAGGTAATTGCTGCAGGCTTCGATTGCCATAGAGATCAGCCCCGAAATATAGGTGTCATCTGATGACGATGTAACACGCAAATGGCTCTTAGCATCCGCTAAACTTAGATAGTCGGTTGCAACATTTGCAAAGGCGGTATAACGGCGGCTGATAAACATTATTCTGCGTCTAGTTCGGTTTCAGGGTTCACTGGTTTTGCCTTCTTTTTGGTTGGCGTCAATACTGCAATCTCTTCAGCAACCCCAGCTTCTATTAAAAGCATGGCCTGCTTGGTTTCCAAAATTACTTCTTCGCCTACATTGTAAGACAAATTAAATTGGCCTGTAGGGTTTGCTGTAAATCTCACTTTCATATTGGCCCAGGGGCAGTGCAGTCAAGACCACCCCTAGCACTCGGAACTTTTACGCCCCCGAGCGGGCAGGATATTAGGCTACGATGTCCTTACAAACTGCAAAGGCAGCAGGCTGCAACAAGTTGCAATCTAAGTAAGCATTCAATACAACGTTAGTCAAGCCAGCAGTTGCGCCGCTATAAGGGTCAACTGTCAACTCCATACCACCCCAAGAGGCGATTGCCATTTTAGAGAAATCTCCGAAGATCATGGCAGACAATGTGCTGCTAGAACCTTTAGACAAGTTAGAAGGTACCAA